TGGTCCTACACCTGATACAGTACCGTAAGTTGAATCATAATCAGCGTAACCATTAATACGTCTATATCCACCAAACTGTGATACTTCCATATTTAGCATACGTATACCTGAACCAGGATTAGTATTTGCTAATGCTAAAGCATCTTCATTAGTAAATAAACCGCCTTTAGAGAGGACAGTTACATCCTTTAAAGCATCTACCATTAACCATTACCATGTGGTACATTTATTAATCGGCTCACGCGAGTATCTCTAACATCAGTAAATCTGTTAATTAGTAGAGTCCTCATACGATCAATACCTTCATCAAATCTTGCTTTGATTAATTGTGCCTGTTGAGCATTATCTCTAAACATAAAACAATGATACAGCGCACCATCTATAACTACGTGCTTGTATGCATCAGGAACAGACATGGTATCTGTAGCATTTACAAGATCCGTAGCATAGGCAAAGTAACTATAACTTACACTATACGTAGCATCAGGTCTAGGGGTAAAACCAACTTTATTATCTAATGTACGATAAACATAAATAGGTTGATCAAAATCACCTGTACTAGCTTCTGAATCTCTTTCAAAAAACCTTTTTATAAAAGTGTCATAGTCTATTAGTTTAAGATTACGTGCTGAGTAATTATTATCTGCATCATAATTAATTCTAAAAGAATCCCAATCAGCTATTTTAAAGTCTGACTCTAATGCATATTCTTGTGTACCTACTACTAGTGTCAAAGAACCAGCAGTAAAGTTAAAAGGGAACTCAAATTCCCTCTGGGATATTTCTTGTATTGAAGAATTTATTGCATCTTTAACTTGTGCGCGAAAGCCTGTAGCAGTAGGAAAATCAACTGCTGTTAACTCAACTTCATTCAAACGTCTAAGTGTATCATTAACTAATGTTAAGAATGTTGTAGCCATATCTCACCCAAATTAAAGAAGGGGATAGCCCCATTACAGAACTATCCCACAATACTTTATTATGCTAATGTATCTCTTGCAGCAGCGGTTGGGAATTTCCCATTTGCGTTACAATTAATGCAAGTAGCATATACTCGTAGTACACCAACAGCAGCGGCAGCTCCTGCTAACTTAACATCAATAGTATCAGTAGTACCGATAAATTGAGTGTAAGTTGAAGCAGCTGAACCGACAACTGTATTGGTTTGTCCGTTAGTTCCAGCAGCACAGTAGCCAGTGGAAGTAACATCAGCACCATCAACAATGTCATCACCACCACCGAAGTCAATATCAGCAGTTACACTTGAAGTAAAAGCTGTCATAACTTCAGCACCAGCGTTAAGTATCAATGTACCAGCAGGTATTTCTAATAACTGAAAAACATCTCCGTCAGCTATTGTATTACCAGCAGTAATTAATGCAGCTACGTCAAGGTATGCCTCGACATTGTACATTACATTGTTACCATAATGACCTGGCATTACAGCAGAAGTATCTGCACCAACACCAGCGGTAGATGAAGCGGTAAGGTCAAAAGTAGCCATTGTCTATTCTCCCTTAACCAGCAATATTATAGTGAGCGCGAACTAGTGCTTCAGGACGAAGAACCTTGCGACCATATAAATGTAACCCACGAACGATGTCAGCAAAGCTGTCATTGTCACGATAAGTTTCGACCTTCTCTACTTGAGAAGCCGTAGCAACAGCAGAGTCATGCCCTGCAACAATTGCCCCATAGTGTGAGGCAGAACCATTGGTATCAATGGTAGCTGGGCCTGTTCCTATTGAAGGTAGGTTGTTAGACATATAAACTCTAAAACCACGGATCATGCCAGAGATGATACGACCATTACGAAGAATGTCTGGATCACTTGAAGCAAAATCACTATTTAATAGCTTAGAGTTTTCGTCATTAAGCTGTTCAGCGAATACTGGATCAACAACAACCCAACGTCCATCACGGTCAACATTTTGCTGATCGAGTAAACGAGCCATACGGTTTAGAACTTCCAAAGGAGTTGCTTCACCAGTAGATCCGTCAGGATGTAGGGCTATTGAGTCGGTAGCAGCACCACCAGAAACAAAGCTGTTACGAGCAATTAACATAGAAGCTAGTAAACCATTAGCAGCTGCTCCTGCAATAGGATCAGTACCTGATTTATCAGCAGCTACTCTAGCGGTTCCAGCATTAGCACTAAGCGTAGCTTGTTTGAAACCTGTCAAGTAACCTAGAACTTCTTGGTCAAATTGATCTTTTAGACGATAGCCAGCACGATCACTAGCCATTGACTCAAAGTTTACATGAGAATGAGCTTCTTCAATGTCATCAATTTTAAAAGCAAAGTAGTTAGCTTTATCAACGACTAGAGTAAAGTCATCGTCTTGTAGGTCTTGAGGAGTTACTTGCGTACCCCTTGCATATTCAGAAATTGTTATTTCTGGTTCTTTAATGATACGCACTGTATCACCAAAATTAGATATCTCACCAAAGTAATCACTGTTGGTTATATCTTCACAAACACTAGTTTTACGGAAAGCTGATTGTACCTTCTTACTGTAAATTACAGGAGAGAAGTTACCATTAGGTAGATTTCCATAACCAGTTGCAGTCTTAAAAGCCATTGGTTATCTCCTTTCGGCTATATCGAAACGAGCCAACTTTGACAGTTTCAAGGCTACATCTTTAGGGTGTAGGATAAACCTGGCCTAACGATTGTAGGTAGTTGATATGTTTAGAGTTAGCATAAACAGGAGGTTGTCTATAAAAGAGGCTCCTAAAAGGAACTAGCCAATGGTTTTAGTCATCAGCTAGTTTTATAATTGTATATAGTATATCACATTTAAATTAATTTGTCAAGTACTTTATCTTGCTCCACCAGTTAAATCGTATACAAATGTACCATTTTTTACAGATTCTGAGATAGCTTCTTCAAATTTATCCCAATCTTTACTGCTTAAATCTTTTACTCTAGACTCTGACCATACATTTTTATCTACTGTTGTAGGTTCTTCAGAGCGTTTAGTATTAGAAACAGACCTAGCTGCATCTTTAGTAGCACTAGCTTTTTTAGATCCTCGTTTAGTTTCTAACTTATACAAGTCTATTGCTTTAGCTGCTGCAAGATGATCTGTGTCATTCTCATATAATGCAGACTGTATCCACTTAGGTTGTTCTGCTACCCAATCGTGAAAGTTTTGATCTGCCCTTATATCTGCAAAGTCAGGATGTAGCTTTTCTAGCTCACTCTCTGCTCTTTCCATTTTAACTTTAGTTTGCATTTCGTCTACGTAACGTAGCTTTTCATCTACATCTTTACGTGCTTCTAATGCTTTCTTAGTTGCAATGGTTTCTACTATCTTTGCAACATCGGGATACTGTTCAGACCATTTTTCTAATTCTTCATCAGTCTTAGGTAACTTTACCTGTTTCTTAGTTAAACCTTCTATTTGTAGTTTTAACTTATGTATCTCATCAGAATGTTGTTCTTGTATCTTTTGCTGGTGTCTTCTTAGATCTCCATATCTTTTCTTAAAAGTTTTTTCTTCTGCATCTAAAGATTGAGTTTCTTCTTCATCTTTTTCCGCTTCTTCTACTTGTTTGTTTTCAGCATTTCTAGCTGCTTCTAGTTCTTGTATTTCTTTTTCTTCTTCCTCTATGCTTATTCTTTTATACATTATTGGTGCTGATTTTACTTCTTCTTGTATTGCTTCCATTTTATTTTCTTTCTTTCGGGGGCATCTAGTAGCTTTTCACCATGAAAAGGGTAGAAGGTAGCCCTGATTTGACTATGCTGCTTTTACATAGCCTACGCCTTCAACGTATCTTCTTTCACCCATAATACCTGAACCTTTATCTTCTTTTACAGGTATTGCTGATGCTCCTCTGTCACTATCTAAAATACTTGCTGCATAGCCTAGTTTTTGAGGATCAGCAGGGCCATCTAAATCATAAGACTTAATTGCAGCCTTATACTCTTCTGTAGCATTCGGAGAAAAATTATCTGGGTCTTGATTTATTATGCCAGTTATTTTATCATTAGCTTGATAGTTATTATAATCTAATTCTGCACCAAAGTCATCAATTTCATTGAAGAATATTTTCTTTAACATATCTCTATTGGTAGCACCTTCAGGTATATCTTCAGCTTTTATACCATCTCTAAGCATCCTACGTTTATCTGTTAATGCATCTAGACCATTTTTTAATTGTTCGTTTAATGTGCTTGGACCCTGACCAAGTAAATCATTCGCACCAGTTTTATATTGATCCATTACGTCAACAAAATTATCGCTGTCTACTGCTGCTCTTTGTAAGAGTACTCTTAATTCTGAATCATTCTCATATGCATTATTTCTATCTTGATCTGGCCTATATACAAGGTCAGCTTTTTCTTGACGTTGTTTAAATAAATCACCTTGTAGTTTACGTCCATAGTAATTCTCACTATCAGGATCTGTACTAGCTGTATTTAATTCAGGAAACTCAAATCCCTGTACATCTCCTTTTATTTCATCATATGTTTTAGGTTTAGGTAAAGCTTCTGCCATTTCATTCATAGCACCTTGAGTAAGATTACCACCTACTTGACCTACACCAGCTATGTTATAGTTTACTGAACCACCATTAGCATAGCCTTTACGTTGCATAAGTCCACCTTTAGCTGCCCCTGCTGCTTCTGCTCCAGCTGCTGCTGATCCTTCATCTGGTCCAGTATCATCTCCTGCTGCTTCTGCATCACTTCCACCAACAGAATGACCTCCACCTACAGTATCTGGTCCTGCATCACTATCTGCACCACCCATAAATTCATTAAAATCTAAACTAAATTGATCTACAATATCTTTAATAGATTTATCCATTGCCTCTTTAGCTTCTTTTTCTGAACCAAATGAACCTGCCCCTTGATCAGGATCACCAGGATCACCTTGATCTCCAGATTGATCAGGATCTTGATTATAATTAATTATAGTATCATCTAAAGTAATATTACCACTAGGAGTTTTTATTTTTATAATACCTACACTAGGATCATAAGTAGTAGTAAATCCTTCTGGAGATCTTTCACTAGCAATGTTTTCTCTTAAATCTCCTATATCTACATTTCTATTTATGGCAGCACCCTCATTAAGTTTAGGTGGACACATCATACCATCTTTAGGTTTACCTGCAATAATTATAGTTTCCTGCATTACACCTTCTTCAGGCTCTAGGAAAGTCATCTCTTTATCATCATCTTCAGGCTTGCCATT